ATGTCTTGACTTCGACGAATCGCAACCGCGAGAATTTTCGTGTCGGTGTTTTGGTGAATCAATCCAAGTTTTTTAAGATTCTCGACGGAAAGTAAATAGTTCATATTATTGTGCAATTACAAGTTGTTGAATCCATTCGTGACGGCAAAACGGTGTTGTGACTTGTGTGTCTGGATTTGTGTACCAGCCACCCCGGTATTTCCACACGTCGCGGTCAACCCGAACGGAAATGTTGTCAATATCTTGACGTGAATAACTTCGGTTTAATTCAATAAGCTTCACGCAAAACGCGCGTGATTGTGTAATCGGATCGGGAACATTCGGACGTGTTCGGTAAGTGTAACGAACTTCGAACCTTGAAATCGGAATGTCAAGGTTTTCAATTACGGACTTTCCCAGCGTGTTCACTTCACCCCCCTTCGTGAGAATATCAAGTTCACGAAGCGTCGCAATTCTTTTCGCAACGTCTTCGACTGAAGTGTTCAAAGCTTTCGCGATTGCTTCGCTTGATTCACCGTCGGAAAGTAATTTCAAAACGTCCTTGTCAGCGCCAGTCAACGTCGCTGAAATTTCACCAACCTTGTCGAATAGTTGTTGACTTCGTGAAAACACTTGTTCACTTGGTGTGTCCCACGCAATCGGTTCGGAATGTAACACGATGAACTTGTCATTTGATTCACCGAATTGTTCGAACACCTTGATTTCGTCGGTGCTGAAGTTGTTGTTGTGACATGATTGAACAATCGGTGTCGGTGTCGGTGCTGGTGCTGGTGTCGGAACGTCCTTCGGCAATGGATCAACGTCACGAAGTTTAACTTGACCAATATACCCACCAAGTTCAAGCATCAAGTTCAACATCCATTCGATTCGTCTTTGCTTTGTGTTCACGTAAGTCGCTTTGAAAATGTTGAATAAATCACCGCTTTCCGCTGAATTGAACGAACCTTCAAGACGTACACCGAAAAGTTGCGGTGACGTGATCGCATGCGACACAAGAATGTTTTGTTGCACGCTTTTTTCAGTCGCCAAATATCTTTGGTCAAGATTGTTCCCGTTCAAGGACAACACTTCAGGTGCTTCGTCTTTGCCGTTTGAGAATGTCAAAATGATTTCACCAGCGTCTTCGACGGATTGCGAACGACCTTTGACATTGTCCTTCAGTCGATTCAATTCTTCGGTTGTTTCTGGATAGCCAGACGGGAAATTGATAAGCGTCCCGGATTTGAATCCGTTTTGCAATTCGTACATGTGAAATTTCGAAATGTCAACGTCGGTTTGAATTGCCGTGATTCCACCATAATAAGACGGCTTGGGATAAACACCTAATTCTTTTCGACCGCGAAGGTGCGGTTCTTTATAATATAGAATGAACGAACCAGTTCGGTTGTTCTTGTCGTAAGCTGGAAGGATTCGAAGGTTCGTTTTTTCTGGTGATTGATTCAACGCCAACCAGTCATCTGAAATAAAATAAGTCAATTCATCAACCGACGCGCGAATCATGTCAATCGGAATGTGTTCCCACATGACAACCTTCGTTTGTTCCTTGTTCCAAGTTCCCTTGATTGCAAAGCCACCGAACAATTCTTGGTCGAACGCCATTCGTTCAGCTATTTCGTTCATGTCGAAGTCGGACCATTTGTTGTCGATGAAAGGTTGAACCATTCCAGAAACGATTTCAACACCACCGCCAGCAATGTAGAATGTTTTATTTTTTATTATTCCTTGGTGGTAAGCTGAACCGTTGTAAAGGTCAATCAAGAAAAACGGGTAATCGTTCTTTTTTCCCCATTTCGTGAATCCGAGTGAGCGGTCTTTTTCTTCTTCAGGTTTGATAAATTCCTTTCGAAATGATAAGGACGTAATTTTGTTATTCATATATGTTGAAATAAATCGGTGAATCGTATTCGTAAGACGGTGAATCCGCTTCAATTACATGAGCGCGTCCAGTTTCGACAAGTCCTTGTGATTGCGCTGGATCAAGATTCGCTGGTGAAGATTGCTGGTATATATTATAAATATAAAAGCCGTCGTAAATGAAAGACACATCGACGCCGTCAATCAACACAAATTCATCGTAACGCGGAACGCCTTGTGAAATGTTGTTCAATACACACGTTTGTGTGTTGAACGATTGTTCATGAATGAATTCAAACAAGTAATTCGGATTCGGAATCGTTGTCAATTCCGTCACCGTTACCACCAGCGGTGTTGTTCCGTTTTTTTGTATTTTTAACATTCTCTTTTTTTACAAGGTTCGGTTTCTCAAATTCATAAATGTCAAGTATTCCAAGCGACAAGTACATTTCACCTTTGTCCGCTTCAATTTTGACGTAGCGTTGCATAGTTGGTGACCAACATTTGCACCCGATAAATTCTTTTTTTATTTCCATGCGACTAAATTAAACAAAAAAAAGGGACGGGACAACGCCCATCCCCTTTAAAATTGTGGTAGTTAAAATTAGATTGAAGGCGATTGTTGACCTAACAACGTTGCGTAAAGCGTAGAGTTCACATCTGGAACTTCGTCGTTTTCCATTCCGCGCATTACAATCACGTGACCTTTTCGGTCGGACTTGATAACGCCTGAACTGTATTCATTCGCGTCCGCAACCTGAAGACCTTCTCCAAGACCAAGCGCAACGATTGTTCCGTCAGCGTTTTCAACCAAACAAACACATTCGTTTTGCGCAAGTAAGTGAATTTCCGCACGCAATTCTTTTGAATCACTTGCAAGGATCATTGACAATTCATGCTCATACCAAAGTGTTCCATTATTTTTGTCAACGCGAACTGGTGCGGTGAAGCTTGATAAGTTTGACTTCAATTTGTAAAGGAATGTTTCACCAGTTACGGTCAAAGCAGTCAATTCGTTTGCACCAGAAACAACAGCGCCTGAAGTCGCACCCAAAGGAAACAACAACACACTTTTGATTCCACCTTTCCCGTTGGTACACGTTCTATCGTTGTACCCGGTTGTCATATTACAAGACATAATTTTTTATTTTTTTAGGTTTAACAAATGGCGCACCGAAATGCGCCGTTAATTTTGTTGAATTATAGTCCTTCGAATGTTCCAACTTGGTTCAAGAAAGGTACTTGAACACCAGCGCGGAATTTAGAACGTAAATAAATCACGTCGTCGTCGAATGAATACCACAAATCGTAAGATTCGAAATCACTTGACAAGTCAGTTCCGAAGAAGAAATGTGAAGCGCGACCAGTGTAAATCTTAGTCGTTCCGTTCAATCCGTTTACTTTAACAACACGCATGTTTGTTCCCGGTAAAAGCAATTCGCTCAAAGTCGCGATTTGTGTTGGATTGTAGTTGTACAAGTTCAAGTCAACCAAGTTCTTCAATAAGAAGTTGAAATTCTCACGACCAGTGAAACAAATGAAGTCAGCACCTTCAGCGATGTTCGACGGTGTGTTGGTAAATGCTTCGTAGAAAATATCGAATGCGTTGGTTGCATCGATTGACGTTGCACCTGAAGTGTTCAAGTCAACACAACCATTTGCAACGGTTAAGAATTGATTGAATCCATTCATGAACGCTAAGTTACCAGCACCTGAAGCTTTGTTACCTTGCCAAATTAATTTCTCAAGTTCGAACGCGTGTAATTCTAATAAATAGTTGATTAAAATTTGCTCGAATGGCAACGTCTTGTCTTCAGCCATTGCACCCGGACGAAGCGCAAGTTGCGTCCAGAATCCTGCAAGGTCTTTTTGACAAAATCTTTTTAAGTAACCGATTGTTTCAACCGCAATCGCACGATCAGTGAACACGGTGTCACCTGAAGGAGACATTGAACAATCACCAGTTTGATAAACGATTGAATCGTTAAGCAATTTTAATTCTTCAGATCCTTTGATTCCTTGTTGAATCGCGATATACTGAAGTGTTTGTGCTTCAGTTACGGAACGATGAATAAGGTCTTCACGTTGTTCGTCAACGTATGGTTGTAGACCAGCGACATTATAGTCGAAGTTTGATTTTACGTACTTTTTAATAGACATTTTTATAGGTTTTTATATTGTTTCAAAAATTGTTGTTTGGCAGTCAAGTTGCCAGCTCTTG